GCCCTTCTGGGCAGCCGTCTGGATAATCCCGATCAGCGAATTGGGGACCATGCCCATCTGAATGAACTCTTCAGCACCAGGGGTCCGCACCAATGCCGTATTCCCCGAAGGGACGTCAAGCGGTACACCCTTCTTAGAAGTCTTCGACTTCCATTGAGATGCACTCGTGACGTTGGTATCTGATGTGTTCTTGCGTTGTGCTTTCTTAGCTTCACTTTGCTTTGCCATGAGATCATGTCCTCCCTGGGATCCTGGGATCTCGTTGTCCGCCGACTACGGAATTGCAGTCGCCGTCTCATTCTGTACGAAGTCGTACAGGATGTTGTTGATGTCCGGAATGCCGGTTCCGCCTGCCTTGGTAAGGAAGAAGGTTCCGTCCGAGAACTCGCCCTCCAGCGTGTCCGATGCACGAGCCTTGAACAGCACGCCGTGCACGTCTCCGCCGGAGTCCGAGATGGACTGGCCTTCTGCCTTGAAGTAAGGCTTGGTATCCGTTCCCAGTTTCCGGTATCGCCGGATCTGGTTCGGGGTAACACCGGTCGTTGTCAGGGTGCCGCCACTGAGGACTTGCCAAGCGGTCATGGAGATACCGCCAGACTCAAGACTCCAGCTAACGGTGGCACCCTTACCACGAATCGCCACGACACCATCGTCGCCTCGAAGCTCCTCGAAATCCTCAGCTTCACTGAAGCTAAAGACCCGAGCAGCAGGGAGATCGACGGGAGTGCCAAGACTACCCGCAGCGTCGATCGGCGTCAGTCGGACGTCCCGTAGGCCGTACGGCAGCGCGTTCGTCGCAAGAGCCATCTTGCTCCTTCATCGTTGGTGGGTTTCGGAAGCGGTGCGTCGTCACTTCTCCCGTTTGCAAGTTGAACCGATGGAGTACTACCACACCAGGCTGGTGGCCGCAGAATCGGCTATCGCACTTAACCTCGAGCATACCTAAGCCATCCTCGACGATTCCATGCAATTTAGCCTCACAGCGAAGCTCCATCACTTACCCCCGGCCTAAGCCGTCGACGGTTCGGGGTTGCCTGAGTCCGTGTCATTCCCTACGACGACGGTTTCACCTGCATCGGGAATAACTACTTGATCGCTTTCCGTCGCAATGGTCGCATCCTCAAGGTTCTCTGACGCCGAATCGGATTCGCTTTGCGCGTCGAATGCTTCACTGCGAACTTGCCGAGCTGCTTCTTCCGCCTCCTTGAGAGCAAGTTGCTCAGCCTCAGCAACCTTGCGAGTCTCAAGAGCCTCCCCCAGCTGTTCCGCTGAAGGCTCCTTAAGTTGTCCATCAGCCATCATCAACCGACGAGCAGTCTCGCTACCAAGGTCCTCAATGAGCCAACCATTAGAATACTCCCAGGCTAGCGTGCCCTCAGCACCTTCTGGTACCCCACCCGTACCCGCATCGGGAAACAGATCTGCGACCTCGATGTACCGATCACCTGGACCACACCAAAGCAGCATGGTCGGAACTGGAGTTTCCTCGGGTACAACCTCTTCGACTTCTTCGACCTTTGCCTTTGCCATGTTTCTCCTCAGCTTGTGGTCGCCACACCAAATCGAGTGTAGCGAAGGATAGTACCCATCTCGATGTCTTCAAGGTCAGGGGAGGTATCAAGTCTCCGACACTCAAGGAAATCATCTCCGTGGGGTAGTGCTTCCAGAACCCGCTGAGCTCGATCCAAAATATGATCGATACGAGCATAGTCCCCAGGTAGATCATGGGCCCAGAGGGCTAAGGGTTTGGTAGAACCAATACCCCTGCTCACCAACCCCGAACTACCAAACTCCCACCGAAGGACGGCAAAGGGCTTAGTCTCTGGAACTTTGTCAAACGCAGAATAGGCCCAGAGCTCTCCAGGAATCAGATCATGAAACTCCTGATCCTTCCAGAGGGCGGAATAGATCCGCTCACGCAATAGCTGCGGCTGGGCCACGAATTCCTCCGTTGATACTTAGGTCAGCCATTACTGCGGGACCTAGGCGATGGATAGTAGGTTCAATGATAGCATACCTACCATTCCAGCGAACCTCCAGCCAAAGACCATAGTCAACTGTATGACTTAGATCGATGTAGTGATAGAACCCTCGAGCGTGCCCTTCACCCTTAAGCCCTCGTCGAGCATCTCCTGTTCGGTTTTTCCAGGGTGCGTGAGTCTGAGCATACTGCTCAATGATCTCTGCCCACTTACGCATCTCAACAACCATGTATCCTTCGAACTTCAGGGCAAAAAGCCGAAGAGTTGGAGTAAGGGTATCATAGTAAAACTTGACCCCTCCGCTCCCTTTCCTAGCCATTGCTATCCCTTCGGCCTTCGGTAAAAAGCTTGTAGTGAGGGTGTGGCATCAACCTTTGCCCACCATTCCTCTTCAGGACCTAACCAATGCCTTGGAGGCCTAGTGGAATAGTTTGACCGACCCTCTGCAGTCATTGACCGCCCCCTTCACGAAGGACCAATGTGGCTCTTGTTTCGTAACTCCGATCGGGGGATACAAAGCCAACTTCGTAAGTGACTCCATTATCTTCAAAGTAATCATTGGTTTGAATGTCGAGGTCAGGAAGACCCACCAACAGATCCTTCAAGAAGATATTACGACCAGAGTCCTTCTGTCGTTCTTCTCCCCCAGTCGGGCCAGACTTACTAAGGTGAACCCGAGCTTGGATTTCGTCGGGAACTCCTGTTGGGTCATAGCCCCCACGATCGTTCTTTACCAAGGCCTGACGGATCAATGTGATATCCGTAGGATCAGCGGCAATGAATGCTCGCGTATTCCTGCGCTGCATAACGCGCTCGGCCATGGAGGTCATCCTTGGAATCCTGACCGGTGCAGAGTACGGATTCGAACGTGGTTACTCGGTCCAGAACTGGACAGATCGTTGAAGCCGTAGACTTCTGCCATTCGTAGTGCATTCTGGTAGAGGGACGACAGATTCCGCTTAGAACCGCCTTCGGCGATATCCACGAGACCGGCCAGGAGCCCAGCCTTAATCTGCCATCCCTCTCCCAGAGCTGCGTCTACCGAGCCATGCTTGTCGACAAGGTTGTCAACTTGTATGTCGGAGAACAAGGTATCTGCGTCCGTGCCGCCCTCGGGTATGACTTCGCCCAGCTTGAGACGAATCTCTGTCCTTTGTGCGGCAGTAGCCATCAGTCCTCGTCCTCGTCATCTTCGGCGTCGTCATCTTCGAGGTCTTCCTCGTCGATGGCCCCATCGTCCCGGTCGCTTTGCTGCAACCGATTGATGAGTTCCTCCTTGTTGCCCTCGGTCTCGAGCCCTCGTTTTTCAAGCTCGTTGCGCCGAGTTTCGTTGGTCCAGCCTTCGCCGTACTCACCGACAATGGCTACAGGCTGCGGAAGTTTACTTGCTCGCTCCGCATCCTCCGCTGCTTCCTTCTCCGCTCGCATGGCAAGAACGGCTTCATACTCCTCCTGGGTAACATCGGTATCCGATGCCGCAGTCCCAGTAAGGTTCAGAATCCGTTCATCTGCTACTGGCATGAGAGCAGCAATGCCCTCAGGACCCAGCTTCTCTGCGATGTGTGCCGGCAGCTGATCCCGCTGTGCGAGATACGCCAACTCGTCATCGGAGAAGCTTTTCTTCGTGAGATCGATTTCTCGACTCATTGATCAGCTCCTTCTTGGCGATGGTGTGGATGCCCGACTATGGAAGTCGAACAGCCGCCCAAGTTACGCCGGTTGTCACCGAGAATGCGAGGTTCACATTGCCAGACGCATCGTTGAATCTGGCCGGTGGGAATGGACCGATGACTCGCTCACCCGTAGTCGCCGGGACTGCTATGACTACGTCCGGGTTGAACGCAGTCGCAGCAGGGGGAGTTCCGGAGTTTGGGTCATCGACGGTTACGTTGGTGGGAGAACCACCTGTGTTCTTGACGATGAGTACGACACGCCCATCGTTCTGTTGGAGGATGTCTGTTGATGCCGCAGCATGGTACGTAGCTGCAATACCAGCAACAAGAGTTGCATCCGGGGTGTAAGTAGCCAAGGTATTGCTCCTTCCTGAGAGGTAGCCGGCCAGAGGGGATCGAGGCCCTCCGACCGACTACCTTACTCAGATCATGTCGGCTTAGACGTAAGCCGCCGGGATTGCGTACGTGCCGGAGGCCGTGATCTGCATGACCACACCTTCGCCGCGTTGACGGATGCCGGTGCCCATACCTTGACGGTAGAAGCTGTCCTGCAGCGGGTAGTCGGGCTGTGAACCCTTGACCAGCTGAAGACCCTTGCTGGACGGGTGCTCACGGATACCGATCGGATTCCGCAGGTGCTGGTCACCACCAGATGCCAAGGCAACGACATACCCAACGGGGATGTAGTCCTCCTCGACGATGATGAACGGCCCATAGGTACCGATAGAGGTGAGACCAGCCGCTGTATCACCTGGTCGTCCCACAATGCCCGAGTTCGCCGGCAAGAAGACTCCGCCGCCGATGGCCTGGGATGGGATGAAGGTGTAGATGGCGCTGTTAACTCCCGCCACGAACGTACGGATGACCTGCGACTCTGCACGGTTGCAGAGAAGAACAAGCTTGTATCCGTCGTTCAAACGGTAACCGTGGTGGTACAGGTGGTCCTCCAACTGGGCAAGGTCACCGGGATCGATGGTTGCCGCACCAGAAGTGAGGTAGTGGTTGTGGGTGTTGGTGAACGCAGTTCCCTTGTACGGCGGCGGAGTTGTGCCATCGTTGTTGTAGAACTTGTAGACGTTCACCGTGGTGCCGTTGGTCAGCGAAGCGGTGCTGTTGACGTTGTTGAAAACCGCCTTCATCACCTGGCTGAAAACCAACCGACGGGAAGCTTCGAGGGCAGTGGCGTTGAGTGCACGAACCTGCTCAGCGCTAGCGTCGATGAGGAACATCCACGTGTAACGAATCGCAAGGTCGTACCACTTGAACGGGAAGCCGACAACGAACGGCGTTCCGAGACGGACGCCCTTCGGCTCGCCGTATTCAGACGCCTCTTCGAAGTCTTCAGACGAGGGCTGGAGGACCTTCTCGGTGTTCGTAGTCACGTTATACGTGAGCATGTTGATGAGAGGATCCCGGCCCTTGTTCAGAAGCTGGATCGAAGCGTTGAATTCCCGCCACATGTCCTGAAGCGATGCTCCATCAGTGGTCTCGTAGAGAATGTCCGCTGCCTGGTTGAAACCCTTCTCGAAACCGAGAATGAGATTCAGGGCATGGTCATCTTCTTCGAAGCCAAGAATGGAACCGGCTTCCTGTCGCCACGCCTGAGCAACCATCTGCTCGAGCGGGGTCATGGTTTCGAGGAGGTTCATCGAGTCACCCCCACGATTAAGCGCGTCGCCTCGACCGTCTGTCCCACAACAATCTGGGTACCCGACGCAGCGGTGCTGGAAATGACACCAGTGGTGGTGTTGGCTGTGTACTTCGTACCGGCTGCGCCGGAGAACTCCACAATCTCACCATCCTTCATGATGTCAACGATGGCGCCTGCTGCAGCCGCATCTGGCTTGCAGAGAACGCCGACGATGCCGGTTACTCCCGCACCCACTACCACTTGACCAGAGCTGTTCAATCCCACACCCATCGGGGTAGTTTGACCAGCCCAGGCAGCAGCGAGCGGAGCGCGAAATCCGCCACCGACCGGATTGTACTTATCAATCCGAGCCATAGCCCGTGTTTCCTTCCTGTTAGGAGCCCCCCGTTATCGGAGAGCTGGGTACTTCTCCTTGAGCGCTTCTTCGCTCAAAGCGTCATCCTTCTTTCCCCGTCGTCCAACATTCCCACCAGTCTCGTCGACATCCCCATCAGCTTGGAGAAGGTATGGCTTCTTCTTAGCCAAAGCCTTTACCGCTGCTTCTACAGTTGCCTCGTTGACTTCAATATCGGCAGGATCGTCATCGTCCTGTTCGACCTCGATCGAGGAGCGGTTCACGTACATCAGAGCGTCGGCAAGGTCACGGAACTTCATCTGGGCGGCGAACACCG